TCCCCCGAATAAAAAAAAATTTGATAATTTTCTTTTGTAATATTAACAACACTAATAAATGATGGGCGATCTTAATACAGATCTTGATCTTGAATTGTTAGCCAAGGGCAACAATTTGTTTTTCGGCAATGACAATAATTTTGAAAATGACAGTTTGATTGGGGGTTTTACAGATGATGAAGACAGTGGAATGGGCATGATAGTTATTGCCGTAGTCATGGGTTGCATTGCTGCCATAGTACTGCTGTACATAGTTAGACAAAACACTACCCTCCCTGAAACTATCGCAAGCTTTTTAGATAAAAAAGTCCCCACTATGCTCAGGAGAAATAGAAAGGTTGAAGAGACGGTGTCGGCGGACGAATCTAAAGCTCATTCGCCAACCCCGACGTCTATGATAATTGAAGCAAAATCTGACACGGGCAACAATTTCGAGAAAGACGACAAAGATGACAGAGACGACAGAGATGAGAAAGACGAGGAAGATGAGAAAGACGAGGAAGATGACGTCGAGACCATGGCCGGGGTCGGGGATGGTGCTAGGGATCAGGGCAACCAAAAACACGAGGATGAAGCGGCGGGCGAAACAGAAGAGAAAAAATCTGTCTCACATGTAAAAGAAACCATGCCAGTTTTGCTAAATGCTTCAAAATCTAATTCAAAGTCAAGAAGCTTTCCAGTAAAACTCAACAGTTTTAACACGACCATGACAAGCGAAGATTCGTTGCCCAAGCCTAAATTGCCCGGTGTCCCCAAAGCCAATAACATCGAGGGTTCTGCAAAAGTTCTTAAAGCTAACAAACAATTGATCGAAGCGGCCCAGACCGGGGATCTTCGTAAAAAACTATCTAGAGCTTCTTGGGGCGTTACTCCAATTCTAGACAGAAAAGATGAACTTCCGTATTACACATCATCTAAAACTCACATTATCACGCCGGAAAGAGAACAATTTCTCAAGAATCAAGTATCAAAAAATACTCAGAAAATAATTACTGCCGGCGCAGTGCCCGTATTGTTTGACCTTCCCCAATCTTTCAACATGAAGAAATCTGTAGAAGAACATACTCTCGGATCTAGTCTTCAGCTCGAGACTAGAGACTAAAAAAAATATTATAATAATTAAACTGCTCCAATGATGTCAGGTTCTATGTATGATATGAGCGGCACACCGGATATGTTTCAATCATTCATTGAACAAAACGCAGGTAGGGCATATGAAACCTACAGCGACTCGAGCGAAGTATTTGGCAGTGTCAATTTCAGCATATATTACGCGATTTTGGCCGCTTTCTTGGCACTGAATGCTATTCTAGTTTTTAGCATTGCATTCACCGATAAGAATTTTAAGGAAAACGATGTAGATTTTAGTTACACGGTGTTGCAAAACTCAAAGGTCAAGCAACACGTCAATAAACCGTTCGGAAAAAATTTGCAAGATCTTTCAGGCGAGCCTTCAAGTTTAATCAAAGAAAACAAGGGGGACATATCTCCTAATTTTGCTAATTTTCTCAAAGCTGTTTAATACATGTATTTTTTTTGCTTCATTTCGTATTCTCTGATCCACTTTCTGACCAAATGATTTGTCGTGACGATTTGCGTCACGTTAGATATGCCTTGGCCGCAAGCCCATATTTCTGACCAAACTTTCGGCATTTCAAGCCACCTCGACGTGGCGGTCTTATGATTGATGTCGACGTGTTTTGGAATAGATGGGCCTAAATAGTTGGCGCCGGCGCCGGTAAAAAAGTCTGTGTTGATTATGTTTTCAGCACTACAATCTACTACCATCTTTTTGTACTCTGGCGCCGTGTTTGCTTCCTTGGTGGCAAGAAATGGCGACCCTATGTATGCAAAATCTGCACCCATGACTTTTGCAGCAAGCACCGCGGACCCGTTAGATATGCAGCCACCGAGACCAACGGGCCCACCGTACCATTCTCTAATTTCTTGCATCAGCGCGAAGGGCGATTGCTGCCCCGCGTGTCCGCCGGCACCCGCCGCAATCGCAATTAATCCATCTGCTCCGTGCGATATTGCTTCGCGAGCGCGACTATTTTTGGTCACGTCGTGCAACACGATTCCGCCGTACGAATGCACAGCATCGTTGATTTCCCTTCTAGTTCCCAAGCTCGTTATGACGATTGGAACTTCGTGCTTGATAATTACATTCATGTCTTCTTGTAAATTTTTGTTGTAGGGATGCACAATTTGGTTTACAGCAAAGGGTGGCAACAGCTTTTTATGAAAAAGAGGACCCAAATTAAACTTAATTTTTTGCAACCACGCGTCAAGTTGGCCTCTAGCGTTCATCGCTGGAAAGGAACCAACGATGCCCGATCGACACTGCGCGACCACTAATTTTGGATTAGATGCGATGTACATGGGCGCGCACATTACTGGTATTTTCAAATTCGAGAATAGCTTCTTGACAATATTCGAAGACATTTGAAATTCTTTTTTTTTGAAACGACGAAAAATAAATTATTATGGAGAAAGTTGTAAAAGACTTGATTGTTGCTAGGAGATATACCATTCTTCCAGATCCAGAAAATATCGAGCCTACGTGTGGCAGAAACAAAGATAAAGAAAAGTTTAGATTGATTGCGCGCGGCAAAAAAAAAAATTACCAGTTGCAAGTATATTTTTCGGATTCAAAAGAAAAAATAGGCGTCCGAGAAATCAGAACCGTCATAGAAAATGCAAAGCAACAAAATTTAAAAGTTTTGCTTCTGATCACTATTGAAAAAATGACTTTCTTTGCACAAAGAGAATGCAAATCAAAAAATAATTCTTCGGAATATCCGTTCATTGAACTATGGACCAAAAACGAACTAGACTGCAATATTATAAACCATTTTACGCAGCCAAAATTTACGGTTTTGTCGTCAAAAGACAAGCAGCAATTATTACTTAATACGGATATTAGAAAATTTCCAAAATTATTGCAGACTGACCCAGTTGCTCGGTTTTTAGGGTTGCAGAAGGGTGTCGTGGTCCTGATAGATCGTGTTTTGCCAGGTGGACAAACGACCAAAATCTATAGACACGTATGTTAAATTTTTTACATCTCGTTTGGATAATATCTCTTATCGTGGGGCAAAATGCTGTATTTGGAGGTAGATCGTCCCGTAAAACTATTGTGCAAGCCTACGAATAATACTTTGGACACGGACCTGCCACCCTCTACGGGAATTTCGGCTATGTAAATTCCCCCGGCTTGTCTTTCCGAGGTGATGCCAAGGGGTTTGATGCCTCTTTCGCTTGCCACGATAAACAATCTAAAGGCGTTATTGTCCAAGTTTGTATTTTTTCTCTTTACAAACTCTTCTTCTATTTTATCAGAAGGAATCGTGTCCCAAATATCATAAGTGCTCAACCACGCACCCTCTAAGTCAACTAATTCTGCTTGGTGCAAAGATCGGATGCGTTGCTCGTAAGCGTTCAATGTATTCTGTATGTGTAATTTGCGACGTTTTAGTTTTCTCTTAATTTTCAATTCTGACGTGGTTATGTTCGAATCTGAATCTTCTGGATCTGGCATTTGCTCTTAGTATATGTATACTTTTTTTTGATTTTTTTGTTGAAAAAAAATATGTAGATCTTTTAATATAATAGTAGTGATATGGAACCATTTGCTCTGACAACTGCAATATTATTTGTACTATTTGTTTTTGTAAGTTTTTTTGGGATTCCAATCGAGGCCAGTTTCAATAAAAATTTGACAATGGACAACAACGTCTACTTTACTATATCTGAAAATTATGCGAAATCAAAAGTAATGAAATGGGTGATTGCATGTCTCGGACTCGTGCTATTGGTAACCTTCCCGATCGGCATCTTTTATTACGTAGAATGCAACGTGCCCCAATCGCTTTACGCCGCGACTGCGGTGTCTGCACTTGCGTCACTTTCTGGATTCCTGACTTTAATTACTTTGAAATGGATAAAAACAACTAGCCAAGTCCACATGACCATGGCTGTTTTGACATTTGTACTCGCTGCTCTTACTTTATGGGTAGCGGCCGCTGATGTTAAGACGTACGTGTTATCTGGCGTTGGGTCTATCGGTCTTTTGCTTGCTATTATATTTGGCGCGAGAAGCATGGATGCTAACTTTGCCGGAGGAAGCGACAGAATGAACGGTGTTTGGGTTGCGCTCGGGGAATTCTTACTAGTTATATCTATATCCATATTTATGTTTGTTGCTGCGCAGTCGGACGACGAATGCGAAGTCACGTAATAGGCGATAATAGCGACACGTCAAGCGCATCTTCTTCAAGATACTTCAATATGAGCTTGCTCTGGACCGAGCCCACTTGTTTGGCGTTCGCAACTTTCTCTTCGTAACTCAACACATGAGAGTGTCTTGTTCGACAAATATAATTTTCCGTATGAATAATCAAGGACACGAGCTTTAAAACTAGAGGAGGCAGATCATATGGATTATCAAATTCGCAAACTTTTTTGAAAAAGACGGGCAGGCTATCATACCCCTTAACGTCAAAATCATACTTGTTTCTAAAGCAAAAATAAACTTCGCTTTCGAATTGCTCAAGAATTTTTTTTTGCAAACCCCTTCTCACGTCGTCATTTTGATAAATTTCGTATTGGGGCGATTGGCACAAAATTGGACAATACAAATCGTGCGACAAGTTGTAATTTAGCAATTCAAGAAACTCTAAATATATCTCTCGCGAAGCCGATCGCCTGATGTTGTAGTAGTTAGTGTACATGTCGTATAATCTACGACTACAATCCTCCGATACGTGGTACAGCGTTGAAATGATGAAGCAATGCCACACAATTCCTCCTTTACTTTTTTCGAGAAATGCTAGTTTCTCATTTGACAAATTACTGCGAAAGTTTAAGAAATATAAATACGAAGACTCGATCACTACTCCAAACTTTTCTAGCATAGCTTTCTTGATTTGTGTGCATTCAATGTAATCGTATTTCTGTTTTTCCCTTAAGCGAAGCACCTCTTCCTCTTCTCGTCTTTCTGGGTGGACGTGCTTCATGTACACAGCTGGCTTGTAAACCGGTTGTAAGAACATTTCTTTCTCGTCTTCTTCGAACAGGACAGTCATCCTGATGTAGAACCGAATTACTATCAGACATTCGTCAAAAAATAGCCTATCGTGTCTGCCGCGGACGTGCGGGCCGCTCAAATAGTCACCGGCGCGGGCGAGGTACGCGTCCAGGTCTAGAAGTGACATTTCAAATTTGAATGGACCTATTCAAACATGACTGGAGATATGTTTATGATGGAGATCAATTATAATAATTTTTTATAGTAAGTAAGATATATGAAGTCCCTCCCGGGTCCTAAAATTGATACGGTAATATGTTCAGCGGGTGGCGTTGCGACAACTTTGCTTCTGAGACATTTCAACAAACTTGGCGTCATGACCAACGATCCCATGGATAGAGATCGCTTGAAGCACTCGAAGTATCCACCTAAAGATGATAACATCAAGAGAGGAATTTACATATACGGCGATCCACAAGAAGCATACAAATCTCTTGTAAGGCGAAAATTTCTTGACAGACAAATAAAAAAAACCGCCGGCAGTTGGGCTCATGAAGAGGACCCCCTTGGACTGGAGGGACATTTCGAATCTTGGTTATCGCATTCGAATAAGTATCCAATCATGTTTATCAAGTACGACGACATATGGAATAAAATTCACCACATCAACGAATTCATAGAATTTTCAGATCACAACGACCTGCCAGAAAAAAGGCCGAGGAGAAGCGACGCCGTGCTTCTTCCAAAATTAAACAACGGCAAAGAACTATACGAAGATTACGCAAAACGAATCCAAAAACTTCCATCAATATTTATTAAAAAGCCAGATAAAATCGGCATGCCTACTCGTCTCCTCGGAAACAAATCCATGAAAATTGCGCTCGTCGGGCTCATGCGGGGGTTCAACGACTATTCTCGGTACGAAAAGAAACTGTTAAAAAGAAATAGGCTTTTGCATGAAAACTTTAATAAAATTTTCAACTACCCAATGCTCATATTCAACGAAGGCACAATATTACCAGAACATCAAAAAGCAATGCATGAGCAATGCCCAAACTTGATTTTTATAGACATAAAAAAATGGTGGAACGAAAATGCTAGCACCGGTGGCGGCTACAAAAGAATGTGCCTCTTCAATTGCTCGTTTTTGCAAAAATATTTGCATGAACACGGATATCACTACTATTTGCGATTAGACGACGATGTTTTCATGCATCAGGCTCCAAATCCCGTGCATTTGTTTGCATGGATGCGAGAAAATGACATTGATTATGTGTATTCTAGGAGAAAAATTGATTCTCATCGCAAGACACAGGTCACCCTCAGCAAATTTTGCATCGACTATTTCAAAAAAGATATTAAACCACATTTCAATTATTACAATAATTTTCACGCATCAAATACCAAATTCTGGGCCCAACCAAAGGTGCAAGACTTTATCGAAGCATGCAAAGGTGGCATCGCAAGTAACAGGTGGGGCGATTCGAGCGTACAGTCCGCCGCCATACGCGGATTTGACGCTAAATCCAAGTGTATTGAACTTAATTACGGACACGGAAGTCACGGATATACTTCGTACACTAGAAAGGGAGAATACAATCCTCGTCACGAATGGGATCCTCAGAATTTATGAGCGTGTGCCGCCTATAATTGGTGCATTGTTAACGTGCGCCGGTAGATTGGCCGCGAACGCGCCCACGCCACGCCCCATTTGAGCCAAACTCCATGCAAGCGTGTCGATAACTAGGTTTTTTATATCTCCACCCGTTGCTGTCACAGCACCTGTGGCACCAAATAAATAAGAAACCATATCAATAACGGGTTTGGCCTTTGTCATCACAACTCCAGTGTCTGCGATTTTCTTAAACAAACCTTTACTACCTTCCAAAGCTGCGTTAACATAGTCTGGTTTTCGCCAGGCGTTAGGAAATACAAATCCCGGGACTTGTTTTATGATAATTCCTTTCAGTTGTCTAATGGTCATAGCATTAAGCTGAGCTTGGGTAGAGGCTTCGGAGAAGAAACTTGGATAAGAATGAACCGCAACGTATCCCACAAATGTAGCGAAAGCTGCGACATTTAGAAATTTCGAAAGCGCTCGACTTGCCCAGAAACTTGCAAAACTGTAATATGGACCATTTATGAAGCGATTTCCCAAGTTCCGCGACTGCGCCAGCGCGTTTCCCAATGGACTATTACTTGCCAACATGGCAGCGGTGCACACTGTGTTTCCACCTATTTTGCAAAGAAAAGCTCCCCATGGATTATTGTAATCGTAAATCATGACAAAGGGGTGAAGTACCGTCTCAACAACCTCCATAGCGGCTTCTTTTATTTTTTTACCACCAAATTTAGCCACCAACGATTGAGAAATGACCGATTTTTCATTTCTCAAGGATCGGTACACGTTTCTCTTGAAGGTGTCAATCAATTCTTGGTTACATCTCTCAACTCTCATCTCGCAAAAAGCCCCCAAGGGTGCTGGAAAATTAAAATTGGATGTGGGGTCTTGAAGTGATTCCCAACCTTTATATGTATGTAACTCAAGTTCTTTATACAATTTATCATACGCTTGTCTTATTGTATGATTTAAAGGAAAACCTTGCATGAAATCCTTCTCCGACATTAATTTATCAGACATATCTTGATACTTCCTTCTAGTTAGAGGTATCCCAACCCTAACTCTCGATAACTCGGTGCTATTCATAAAGTCTTGCACAGCGTGGTCATTATCAAATTTCTTAGCTGCCCGTATTAAATAATCTAACGGGTTTGGAAACGTCGAGAAAATGGCAACTTCGCCATTTTTGTAAAAGCTGCGTTTGGTATTTCCGTGACACGTATCTCGCCAAACACCGTCGCATAGATCCACTTCGTCAGTTGGCCGGTCAAAAACAGCTGCTTGGTAATTGTGGATATTGTTATCCACGTCCCTTACGCTTTTTTGATGTAATTGTAGTCTATACGTGGTAGATGTATTACTATATTTCTCTGGGACGTTTTGCATGTTTGCGACATGTGGATTAATTGTTTTTAATTCGGAGAAAAGCCTAGTTTTTATTACACGAAACCATCTATCTACCGACGCGTCCGCATATTCGAAAAATGAAGGATTTTTCAAGAGCATGTATTTAAGCGAGGGTTTGCCACCCGGCATTGACGGTGTGAAATAGCTAAGAGCTTCTTTAATTAATTTTTGCACCTCTGGATCATGTGTTCTTTGTAGTAAATTGTTTGCTTCTTCTTCACTGATTTTCTTCTTGGTTTGAATGTATCTTCTAATAATTATACGACCTTCTTTTTCATCGTGCAAGATTGCCAAATAATACAGTATCACGAGGGCTATTTTATATTTATGATTCGATATGAAATAGGCTATTGATGCACGCAACTTTTCTACCTTTTTACCATAGGATTTCGAAAATTTTTTGTAAAGATAAGACGCGGGAAAAATAACGAACGCGTCAACGGATACAGCTGCTAATTTGAGGGCCACAAAAAGAAGTTTAATACCGATCAATAAAAGAGAAAGCACAGCTCCAAAGCCTGAAACAGACCACACATCCTTCTTTTGTAAATCTATGATTTCGCTTGCCAATTTAGGAATGTCTTTTGTGATTTGGGAGAACTTGATTGAAATTTTATTGATGATGCTTTCAACGTCTAAAAATGTGTCTTCGGCGGCGGATCCGGATTCGACAGTTTCTTTTGCAAGCAGTAGCCAGTTTCCAATTTTATCAATAACTATATCTCCATCATTACCAAAGGAATCGTTTTTTTTAAATGTTGCGTTTGGCATACAGTGCACGCGCCTCTGAACATACGGTGAATCTTTTCGTATGAGCCACAACACTGCGCTCGGTGGAATTTTTTCTTTATCGCATAAATTTTGATCTCTGAGGTCTTGTATTTGTTCAGATGAATAATTAAAAATTTGACTCACATAACTTTGATTGCAATTTCGAGATATCCACTTTAAGAATCGCAAATAGTGGTCGCTAATCTCGTTAAAATCTTTTTGTACGTGACTAACCCTTCTCTGAATCGATTCGACATCTTCTTTGCTTGTGACAGAATATAATTTTTTGGAAATTTTATCTGTATGTTTAGTCAAGTCATCAAATTCAAATTTTAAGATTTTATTTTGCAAAGCTACAAACGTCCTGTGCTTGTTTTTATCCGCATTTTGAACTGCACACACGAACCCCATGGAACCACCCTCAGAAAATGAAGCGACGTGCTCTATGATATCAGATGTTTTCTCGCACTGTAGAGCTAAATATTTGGCCTTTTCTTGTAATTTTTTCAAGTCTGACTCGGTAATCATGGTCTTAATAAAAAAAATAAAAAAAATCGTTGCTATTCGTAGTCATAAATTAAGGAGTATTTGCTTTCCACCCCATACCATTATGGGCAGTACAATAGTAATAAAGAGTTGGTGCTCCTACAGCAACAGTTATTTGGGTGTATGCTCCTTGATTACCAGGCACACCACTAGTTATTACTCCATCTGAGTACTCAGTTCCACCTCCATGTATACCATTTGATGTGATAGAAAAACGTAGAGGATGGGTTTCGTTAGTGGAATCACTTTGATCAAACTTATATGTTCCTCCCTGATACAAAGTTAGAGTTACGTCAGATTCTGCTACAGAACCATTTATTGCATATTTGTTTCCCCCCCCTACTTCGTAGCCAGGGTGATCTTCCGCCGAAGGTCCGCCTACAACAGTTACAACAAATGATCTATCCTTATTTTCATCATTTTTTTGAAGAAGAAAATAGAGACCGATGGCCAGAGCAACAATCAAAATTACAGAAATGACAATGAGAATAATTACGTACTTCTTCATTTGTTTTTTGCTTTAATGGTACGAAAGATTTAAATATAAAGGTAACAACAATGATGCGTGATGACCATCAAGTAAATGATGGACTATCGCCCCACGTCGTTGTAGAGTAACCAAATTCATCTGCATAGTCCATTCCATGATTTTTTCCGGGCATGATCGTGCCGTTGGGCATTTTATGCGCATTTTTATTTCGACCGTACGTAATACAGGGATCTTGCCCGCAACCGCAATTAAACTTGCGCGAATTTTTAGCGCGGACAGCGTCGGGGGTAAACTTGCTTCTATTATCAGATAGAGCACTCAAAGAGTTCCCGCCCTCTTGTGTAACTTGCTCATGTAAAAATTTTGTTTCTCTTTTCAAATTATCGACCAACGTAGCCAATTCCCCGTGCCAATCAGATTCATCGAATTCGACTTCCGAAACGGATTCAGAAATGGATTGTTTTGAATCTTGGACGTTAGATGTCATTTGTGATTCAATGTCAGAAACTGAATTTGTCGCGCTATAGGTTGTCCTTTCTTCAATTTCAGAGACTGGCTTCCAACTATCCAATATTTCTGCAGTTGTTGACTTGGTTCCGTAAACGTTTTGAGCTTCGTATTGTTTTTCAAGATTATATGCTGAAGAGACGTCGGAAAGAAGTTCCCTTTCTTTTCCCATGACCCAAAATTTACACTGTAATACAGAACCCCCCAGCGGCATTTTGGACGCGCTAATAACATCAGAGATGGTGTTAATGGCGTGTGAGTTGAACGACAAGAGATGGGCGCCGGGGATGATACCAAATTTTGAAGCCGGGGAATTTCTGTGCACATAGGTGACAATTACCATGTCATTCTGTCTTTCCAAGTCGTTATATTTCATGTAGAGCGCGAGTATAGCCGGGGACGTCCCAAGAAAATTAGCTCTCAGCGGAGATAAAGTCATTCCTAAGACATTGACGGATTCCATGGACTCGAATGGAAAATGGACAAATTTGAGGGCGCCGGTGTATGGATTTGTTGACTTTTTCATTTTTACTATTTTAGTTTCGGGGTCAACCTTGACATTGCTACCTGCAGAAATAACCCGAGGAGGTGGCATCTCAAATTTAACAACATGAAATTCAGAAAGCTCATCTATGGGGGCGCGATGCAACAGTTCAGAAAATTGAACCGGTTGAGTTGACCACGAGACGTTGACCTGACCGTGCTCTTTGTGAAGATCGTAAGTTTTCCCAGCATACGTTATCGACGTAATTACATCTCCTTTCTTAAGTCCCATTTTTTCTGCTTCGCTATGCTTTAATACATTAGTAACCATTATACCGCCATTAATTTTTTTGTTGGATAATTTAATCATTTCTGGAGACAATGGAGAATAACACAGGCCGAAAACCGGATTTCTAATCACGCCAACTTTATTCTCATTCATGCGCATTTTGGTGTGCAATTGCTTAAAGTATTCGATGGGAACGCCGAACGCAATATTCGCCACGTCGCCGCCTCCGATTTTGCTATCTACGATGCCGATCACTTTCCCGTCGCTGGCCCTAATTAAAGGTCCGCCGGAATTTCCGGGATTTATGGCTGCTGTAGTAGAAATGCGACCAGTTTGGATGTTAGCGTCCCACCCGCTGACGATTCCTTGTGAAAATTTGATATCTGACCCAAGCGGGAAGCCCGCAGTGTATAATTCTTCCCCCACGCTCAAGGCGTTGCTGTTTCCTAGCTCAAGCATTTTAGAGGTATCATCCCCCCCGTTAATTTTTTCGGGCATGTTAAATGAAATAAGAGCTATATCGTTGTCGGGGTTGACGGCGACGATGAGTGCCGGTATTGGAGAATTGTGTTTTGCTAATTGAACCTCGACATTTGTAGCATTTGCTACCACATGATAACACGTTAATGCCAGCTGAGACAATTTGTTTCCGTTTGGGTTTGACGGGATGATAAAAGCAGTTCCGACGCCAGAGCTATGCTCCCCAGAAATATTTTGCTGAATATTTTGTTCTTGTCTATTTACTTTGACTTTCATAACCGAATTGAGAACTCGGGAAAGATTTTCATTTTTTATACCAGCTCCTCCTACCAAGAGGGACATAATGTATTTACTATATAAACATATTTAAAATTTGTAAAACTGAGAATGTTGTTGGTTGATACTCAAAATCATTTTTTGAAATTAGATTAGCAAAGTTAACGACCGGTTACCACCCATTGCAAATTGAGCAAAAAATTTTCTTTTATAAATATAAGAGGATTTACATACAAAAAAAAAATGCCTAAGCTACCCAAAAACTATGGCGCAAAAAATTATGATCCCCTCATTTCAGCTCTTGAGGAAGACGATTGGTTTGCGCCGATAGCGCAAAAAGAAAAACTCGCTGGTGGAAGATCAAGGAGACTTAAGAAGATGAATCTTTCGCCCGAGAAACTAGCCGAGTCCGACGCGGATGGCAATCCGTACAATACTGCCATCGCACAGGTAAAAAAGAGAGCACTTGCTCGTCAAAAAACGCTAGAGAGACTGGAGGCGAATAAGGAGAAGGCTGTAAAGATGGCGGCTTCGAAAGACACGTCGGATAATAGAACAATCGCGTTGCTCGACGTACAGGCGAAAAAATGGCAAAAGGCAGAGAACCTCAAAAACGAGATTGCTCAGAAAAGAAGAGATCACGAAGAAAAACGCATGGCGGACGAAGCGGAATTTTCAAAGCAATTGCGGACTCTGGAGAAGGTGAATGCGACGGTTTCGGGCGGCGGCAAACCGACCGATGAGGAAATCATCAACCAAATGCTCCAAAATGATTCTTCCATGGATATTGAAATGGATGAATTTGAGGGCGGGAAGAGAAGAAGAAAGAGAGGTTCTAAGAGAAGCAAGAGCGCCAGAAAGAGCAAGGGCAAGAGACGCACCAAGCGCCGCAGCAAGAGCCGCAGCAAGAGCGGTAGAAAGACCAGATCAAGAAGCAGAAGCAGCAGCGGCTCTAAGAGCGGCTACGGCAGACGCCGCAATTACAAGACCAAAGCCGGCAACAACTTTTACGTCTCGCGCAGAGCTGATGGCAGAATTACCGGCGTCGTCTCAAGAGGTAAATCTCAGAGGGCGGACATGCGCGTTAAGGCGAAGAACAAGGTCAGGTCCGGTTACGGAAGCATGGGCGACCTCTAAATATTTGTATCGCGTTTATGACGAGAAGTAATTTTTTTTTTTTGATATTAAAGATGAGTTTTACTAAATTATCAGACAAAGATTTTCAATCTAGGTCTAGATTTATAGATACAGAAAAAAAGTTTGATGCCAAATTACACCAACAGACGTACGTGGCGCTAAATGTCGCAAATGCGAACCGTCAACCAAAATCATCCACTCCATGCTTTAGAATCGTCGGATTATATGAAAGTGTAGAGTTGGCGACGGAAGCGCTAGCCCAAAGCCGCGACGAAGGCTGCGACGGCGTAATATCTGAAACGCATGCGCCGATTCTGCTATCGAAGAGTGCTGACGACACAAGCGCGCCAGAAAAGTCACAAGCGGTGATACAGCGTAGAAAAGCTAAATTCGAATCGCAGCGACTACATGTGCAAGACCGCGTCGATACGACTCGCAGCATGTCCGCGCCAAACATCGGTCATAAAGTTGACAAGGGGACGCGCGAACTCGAAGAGTACGACCCAGTCGTTTACCTGGCAGATAAGCCAAACTTTACCAGAGCCGGCGTGCCGGAAACTAAGCACGATTCCGAAATAAATTTGATGGATTACGACAACCTAAAAAATTCCCAAAAAAATATTCAAAAGCGCGCGATTAAAAACTTAAACACGAAGCCAGCGGTAATTTCTTTAATTGGCGAATCCGAAGAAGAACCAGTTTTGTTTGTTTACGCGATGTTTGATTCTGTAGAAGACGCCAAGATCTATACTGTAAATACGTTATCTTCTATCTCAGAATTTGACCTGTCGATTGTCGCCACTAATGAATGGCACTCTACGACAGATTTTGAAACAATCAGAAATGATTTGGAATCGGTAGAATATTTGGATCAAGGTCTTGCAGCTCTTATGAATGTAGCTAAAAGTTCTCGCGCAAAGACAGGAGAATTAAAAAAGTATATCAAAGAAGAAGAAATTATACAACCGGTGCCAGATCTAGAGAGACCAGCGGCGGAACAAAAATCCGAAGCCGTGCAACAGCTTCTAACCAGTTTATGAGATTGTATATGACGCAATCATTATTGCCGACAAGTATTTGAATTGCGAAAAAAGTTGTGGTATATATTTTTCGTCAAGATAAATTAAGACGGTATACAAAATCATAATCAGAGAACTAAGATTTAATAGCGTGTTGTCGTGCGAAATAACAATCATCGTCGTCAGAACAGAAAGGCTTGTCAGTATGGCGTTTTTTTTACCATACTTAACTGGCACCGTGACGATCCCCGAGTTCTTGTCGTCCTCGTAATCTTGCACGTCCATCAAAATTTCTTTAAAAAAAAATATAAAAAATATCATCGCGCTCATCTTGATTAACAACGCTTGATTGGCAGTATTTATGACGTGAATCGCATCGTTATTCGAAATTAAGACTTCAGTTACAGATAGTGCTCCAACAATTGGGGAAGATGCTATGATCCCGGCGACGGATATATTTTTTATCCATGTGATCGGTTTCAAAACGTTGGTATATATAATAGTCGCAAACAATCCCAAGTATAATGCCATTTTTAACACGGTAGATTCGAGAGTATTGATGACACATATTTCAGCAATGTACACGTACGTCAAAAAAATTACCACTTCGTGCTTGTAAATGTTTCCCGCTACGACTTGGTTGCTTTGTCTGTTTGCATCCGTGCCCCTGTGAGCGTCCACCAAATCATTCAAAATCATGGACGTAGCGCATGTTGTCGCAACGAGAGCTGCGGTCGTCGCCAATTCAGGCGTAAATTTAATCTCATCAACCGCAACTATTGCTCCACTAACAGTCAGCATTGCGGATTGTGGAATCACTATTGGTCTTGACATTTTAAACAGCGCCCTCGGCACCCTCTTAAGCGCTATAGCCGTCCAAGAGACCACGAGTTGCAGTAAAATAATCTTCATTTTTGTTGACAACAGTTGAAATTTGATTATTTTTTATGTTTTCATCAATCAAGGAGTATGATTGCGCGCGCAGATTATGTCGCACTCGTGGCCGGGTTTCTAACTTCTTTGTCTTTGGCGTTTCAACTCAACACATCGAGCCGATTATACCGTGCCAGAAAGCCACAGATAGGTTTGAATAATTACTTCATCATACTAACGTTGATTGGTAATATCATGTGGTTATATTGGGGAGTTGATTTATTTATAACCACAGATGGAGATCGTGGGGTATTCAGCATATTATGGGCATCGGTGGCTGCTTGTCTCTTGCTTGCCATCGTCGTGCTCAAAAACCTGCCACTCGATAAATCAAAGTATAATTACAATTTGTTACTAGTGTAATAATTTAATTTTGTGGATAGGAAGCAAAAAATCAAAAATTTTCATGATTAATGAATTCGAAACGTGCTCGTTAGAATGTAAACTGAGATAAGTTTTTTTTTGGAGTTCAATCTCTATTTCATATGTAAAATCTTGATTTTCTTCGTTTCCAAACCTTTCTAAACACGCGCACGAATCCATGACATTCTGAAAATCGTCTGACGTAAAAGTTTTGGAAAAATCAAACGACCAGCCAGACGACGTAAAAAATTGCTTCGTATATTTGAATCTAATCAGCTTTGGCGTCTCATTTTCCGAGTAATCGGTAGGGTTTTCTGTGCTCAAAGAAAGCCTGAGCCCAGAGGGAAATGCATTATTCTTGTCGAAGGTTAAATTGTTTTCAATTTTATTTGTAATACTCTTAATTTTTTTTTTTTGCACGGCGATAGTTTTTAACTCTTGGTTTTCTGTGTACATGCTGACTCTAGTAGAATTACTGAAAAAGAAATCTTTCCGGATCGCCCAATCGCTCACGCTAGACCATTCTTTGAAGCTCTCGCACATCGATAAACATTTTTTAAAAAAATTAACCGTTACGCCGGCTTTGAATCTTCCGTTTTCAACCGTGCCAAAGCGAGCTTCCAGTTCCCCGTGTTCATGGTGTCTCAATTGCTCAACTAGATTAATTAGCTTCATTTTCCCATCATCCCAATCTTCTAAATTAGCCATTACAATTTAAATTTAAATTATTGTGCTGTTCATAATTTCAAATGGCAAATCAATATTGTACTGCAATTAAAATTACGGAAAAAGACGTCACCGAAATCAAGTTAAAGATAGGATCGGCGTCTAAAAATAGCAAAACAAAGTACTTTGTGACACAAAAAAATGAAAAATATACTCCTATCCGACAAATTGTATTCCAAGACCTTCGCCGGGCAGTCAAGGATAATCTTATCTTGTGCGAAACGGTGCAAAGATCTGGTACCCCGAAAGTTGTGACTCTGCGAAACAAGCCAAAAGACTTTCCGTACATCGCGACAGTATTTTTACCCTGTGTCATAGTAAAATTTGGAGCTGGTATGTTAGTTCCTTTTTTCCTAAACATGACAACAAAAAAAAGCACTTCGCATACGCGCGACAGCACAAAAGAAGAAATTGAATATCCGGAAAACGTTTTAAAAATTACAGAAGACGTGTCGTGCAACGACGATATGTACATTCAAGAAGAAAGTTTTGTCGAAGACTACGATATTGGGACCTCGCTTGTATCAGATAATATTTCTGAATCTTCTGAATCCGAATCAGCTAAATCTGAAGATGACGAATTTTCAAACATGACAGATATTACCAATTTAGACTGCGACGACGTCGGCTTTTTTTAATTCTATTTAATAATCAAATGACAGTCACCTTATCAAACACATCTACGTTTGGCGTTCCCGTTGTTACCGTCGCCTGGTTGATGGGACTAGTCGCCGCACTCAGCGCGCACGCACTGCTAAAAAAAGAAGTCGACGACGATTTCAACACTTTTAACGATTTCATAAATATTGATAATGTATTTATCACGTATTTAGTCATGCTAATAATTGTTGTCATGTTTGGTTGTCGGTCCGTAATTCTTTATCTAAGTAGTCATTACGTTATTGCACCCTCCCCCTTAGAACACGACGAATTTGCAAATTTAGACGTGTCTCAAGACGAGACCATATCCGTCGTATCGGCGCTTTCCACCTAGATCGACTCTAAAGATCTTTTCCTAGTTCCCGTACTTTTGTCAAAACTTAACTTGTATTCGTCCTCGGCGCCGCCAGACAAGCTCTGCTCATTCTGGCATTCGGTGCAGCTTGTCAGCATCGTCTCAATCAGACGTTGACGGTTCGATGTAAATATCTGCTCGTAGTCTGTAGAATCTAAATCATCGCCACTCTGCTCAAAGATTTCATTTAATGCCTTTGCCATCATCTCGTGAAGCTTGTCGCTAGACAGGCCCCGAGAAGCAGGCGCTTTCGCCTTCGATGGCTTCAAACGTATGAAGTACGTGTTTGCCTCGTCATTCTCGTCGCGAACGTTAATTTTTTGCGTATTCGTGTTCTGCGATTTTAACATGCTTTCAATGACTGTGGAATTTTCTTCAATCTTTTGATCCAACAGGCTCAGATGTTCCTTATAATTTTTGTTGACTTCCGACAGAGAATTAGTCAACCTGTTTATTCGCAGGGCCAGGTTAACGACGTCGCTAGAAGCTTTGTCCACCTTTTTTGGAGGTCTTTTGATGTTGCCAATTTTGACTTCCGCATTCGTTGATGTAACAGTCCTCGCTTGCATGATCGATTTTGTTAGCCTTTCTGCTAGCATGGCGATTGCGGTCGCCACGTCGTCGGAATTGTTGAAAATTTGCTCTATTTCGTCCGGCTCTACGTCCTCGATGACGTCTCGCACGTGAGACTCGTTTAACTTTCTCTTGCTGTTGTTCGTTTTAAGCTTCACGAGTCCAGAACTCGAATCCGTGTTCCAAGTCAAAGCTTTGTCTGGCGAACCATTCAATATTTCCAGCAACTCTTTTCGCGCTTTTACCAAGTCTTGGTTGATCACACCTCTTTGCGTCTTTGCCTCTTCAATCAATTTTTTGCGTTCAATGTGGGCCTGTGCAAATAGCTTGATCGCGCTACGCGACGGATCTTGCTTAGAAGTCATCTTTTATTTGCAACAAGAATATAATTTTTTTGCTACGAACGTAAATTAAATTTCAATTGTCCTCACTTTTTTTTGATAATTTCAAATTTCAAATTTTTTTTTCCCAAGCTAACCTAAAACACAAATTTAAAATCTTATCATGGATTCACAAAACGTCATGTCCTTCAATCTTGCACCTTATAGAGTCGTCGGACGCGTCAAGTGGTATGATTTTGACAAGGCCATGGGATTTATCCAGGAACTTAATCAACAGGGCGAACCCATTCAAGACGTCTTCGTGCACAAGTCTGAACTGAAGCCATCCAACGCCCCTTACCACGCGTCAAAACTTATCACCGGCGAAATCGTAGAGTTTGAGAAGAAACCTCCTCAGGAGGGAAAGAAGCAAGAGCAGGCAATCAACGTCACCGGATTTTTCAACGGTCCACTCATGTGTGATTTCGGCATTATCGAGATGTCCAACTACACGTACTACCATTCCAAAAAGCGCAAGAACAAGAAGAGGGGCAAGAATAGCGACGATTCCACCGACGAAGGCTCTTACCAGGAGGACAACAATATTGACGAGTCTTCCAACGCGTAGCAGCCGGCGACGAACGGATCCAACTCCTCTTCCCCTCGATTCCCCTTTCCCCGATAAAAACGAATCTTGACGCACCTAGTTGACGCTCGGTAGCTTAAGGCCTAAGATCAAATTAAAATCAGAATTTTTTATAATATAGCATTTTTTATCGCTCAGATTAAATTTAGAGATAGCGGAGTTTTTCTCGCCGTTTCTAAAAACATCAGTCCATTGATCTCCTACCATGATATTTATGGTGACACCAAATTTGGATTTTATGTGGTCTCTGGCGTCACTTTTAAATTCTCCTGTTAAATAATTATCATAGTACTTTTTTGGCATCATGTACATGCCAGCTTGCGGAATCGAACCCAGGTCGTAATTCAATTTTTTGAGTTGCTTGGCCATGTAAATTAATCCATTTTTGGTTTTTGGCCTCGCAGTTATTATAAAAATTGAGTAGCCTGCGTTTTTAGCCGTAGTGTACAGGTGAGCCACCGTGGGGTGCTTCGTGAATTTCTCCTCTTCGCCGCTTGTTACCGAATCATCCGACTGCCAAAACAGCAAGGTCTCGTCGACGTCGAAGCAGATACATGCGTCAGCCGACTTGTGCTTCTTGATCTGCTTTTGTAATAATTTTACAGCATCTTCGACATTTCCTTCGTACAAAATATCTGTCATTGTATTCTATTAATTTTAATATATATTATATTAACAAATAATGGAAAAATTTGAAACGTTTGTCATCAATCTAGAAAGAAGAAAAGATCGCCTTGAGTCATTTTTACAACGGTTTCCCGGGACCGGCAACGCTAAAAAATTGAAAATTTTTAAAGCCATAGATGGAAATAATTTAAATTACGATTCCCCCGCGTTACATCATGTTTTGAAAGAATCCATCGAGCAAAGGCATCTTAAATTAACATTAAATTCTGGAGAAATAGGGTGCTTGTTGAGTCACGTCAGCCTCTGGAAAAAAATTGTCGACGAGAACATACCTTTTGCTCACATTTATGAGGACGATGCCCTGTTCTCTGAAAATTTCGTAACTAGAATTAAAAAGGTATTTGAAAATACCTTTGGTATAAATCCTCCTCCTGCTATCGTGTATACCGGGGGCAGGAAACATAAAAATTATGTCACCAAAAATATTACAAAAACTATCGGTAACCTTGTCGCGCATTCCAAAAAAAATTGGAATCGACACGTCAAAGATTTAGATCGCTGGCTGCACGCTTACATCATCTCGAATCGAGGCGCTCGGCTGTTGCTAGACATGGTGTTCAATCACTTCAACGGCAAACTTGGCATAGACCAAGCCGTCGTCATGTTTCTAAACAAAAGTAGCGAGGAAACATACAGCGCGAACCCACTTCTATGTTACTCCATACCCCAAGGAGACTCAGATATTAGAAACTGGGGCATAAAACAGAATTATTGCCCCTTTTCTTTGCAAGATAAAGTTAATTTAATAAAATTTCCGCAATTCATTCAACACGAAGACGATATTACTGACTCGCTGAACCCTGACGTCAAAGAAAAGTGTGAAGATTTATATGGAAGAGAAGTCGACGACGATTTCAAAAGTATTAGTAATTGTCACCAAGGCTACGACAATTTATTTCTTCCACACCACCGCTTACAACATAATTTTAATGTAGATACAACGCTGTACATTAATAAATTCAGGTATAGCAACTGCTCTCAAATAGGCGTTATTACAGATGATGAAGACAGTGGAATGGGTGATGATTTTATACTTTGTGGTGGAGGGTCCAAAATTCCCAATCAATTGATTGTGAAAGACTTAGATTTCAGCAGCGTATGCGGACATAGCGACACACCTGGGGAAAACTGTGTTAGATTCGACACACATCGCTGGAAAGATGCCGCCGCGGGCACAATCTACAAACAAAATTATCATAGCGCTTTTATCGATGTATGGGATATTCTGAATGGACAAATAGTTGGCGAAGTTAAAGAAGAAGCCAAATTTCAAGTTATTTTTGAACACGCAATTCCACAACTAACAAACAACATCGAAAAAATCTCAATTTATCAGGATGGCCGCGTCGGTGATGATACTTACTTGTGGGCTGAAGTCACTTCTGAAAACTTTCAAACACATGGAGGAGCCGATGTCGACAATGAAGACGTGCTTGACTGCACACTGAAACCAGGAAACGTTGATCTAGGGCTAGATGACGAAATGCTTACAAAGTGCACTAGTTTGAATCGCCCCAATCTACCTTTGCGTGATTTGTCAAACTATCAGAAAATGAATTCTTTGTCTTTAATATCTCAGTATAATCGACTTGTCTTAAAAATAATAAAACCCGATGTGGCTCCTCGCGCAGCTGATGGTAAAATTACCATTAATTTATACGTGACAAAAAATACGGATGCGTATTTGTCAGATTCTAAGAAATGTACCGGAACCGACCAATCGTGTACCTCAAACGATGATTGCGATGCGGGAAAGACGTGCAACTATGATGATGAAAGCACGCTATCATCTTTTGGTAAGAGGCTGACACTTTTAGCAGCGTGCACAAGGATAGAACACGCTGCTCACCTAAATGATTTTCATTTTAAGTGCGAAGATAACAACGCTACGTGGGATCCAAAAAGGGAACAGTGCGTAGACTCTTGCAACACTCGGTGCTGGCATAAAATAACATTAAACTTAGAAAATGTTCCAACGTCTAGTCAAAGTTAAGAAAGAAACTAGTATATTTATTTTGTATGGGGTTCAACACGCTATACTCCTGATTGGGGTTCGATTCCGGATCTTCAAAATTAAACCCAATGCATCCCTCGCACACGGGTTTTGCGTTATCAGCGGGATTCTTGCAATGTACTTTTAAGACGTTATGAGTCTCTTGCTCAACATTTTCTAATTCCACGTCGCATAAAAACGCAGACTTATGTCGCCCGGCAACAGGACAGTCTTCATGTTGCGCCTCGTCGATGTCGCGCAACACGAAGTAGTCGTCGCAGGCCACGTCTGGCATCTTTGGGTCGTCCTGTTGGAACATGAAATGTTTTTCCCCGCAATCATCGACTTTTGTTTTCGCCAAAACGTCTAATTCTTTGTTTTCCACTTCATAGCACGTTTGCGTCGTTTCATCCCAAAAAGTTGGAAGATCGCTAAATAATCCGCTGGTGCAATTACTTGAATTGTATCTCCTCGCCTCCAAATCGTCGTATCTGTATCGCACAATCACAACTCCCGATCCTCCATTTCCTCCAGACTGAAAATTAAATGATCCACCGCCGCCCCCACCACGACAAAATTCACCGACGGCCCCACCACCAACAGAACCAACAGAACCGTTTCCACCTCCACCAACTCCACCAGCGCCGTTACCTGTTGAACCGCTAGAATCAGAGCCACCAGCGCCCCCGCCGCCGCCGCGATAGATCAAATTTCCTGTGATTGAAGAAGCCCGACCGTCGCCGCCGTCTTTTTGAGAAACATTTCCAACCGGATAATTTTTCCCCTCGCCCGCACCCCCGCCACCCCCCGATTGCCACTTGCCACTTGGAACGCAAGAACCATCCTCATTAGTGCCCCCTACGCAAAAACCGTCGAATCCGTCAAAGCCTTGATTAGGGATTCCGCGACCCGCGACTCCTTGTCCCGGCGGATCTCGCCAATAATCTGTAACATCATCATAGGCATTATAGAAAGCACCACCCCCCGAGCCACCATCACCACCGTTTTTAAATTCCGAAGGCAGGGGAAACATTATCCGGTTGTTTCCCCCATACCCCCCACCTTTTGATAATACATAATTATCAGCTCGAAAGTCAGCGTTAAGATTGTGCTCGCACTCAAGTAATGATGCATCTGCTTGTGTTGCACAATCAGATGTTTTATTGCACTTACCTTCATAAAACTCATCTTCACCCTCATCTTCACCCTCAAATTCATCATCATCCACAAAATATTTACACCTACCCAACTTGTTGGGGGCAGATATGTAGGAATCGCCGCCATTCATTTTTGAAATTGTATCTGATACGCCGCCCCTTCCAACGCGTACCTCGAATATGCCCGGGGAAAGATTTAATTTAGGTTCCTTAAAAAGGAGCGCGTCGACGTCCCCCGGGTCCTCCTCGTCATGATTGTTGTAACTTGTGCGGTACCCCCCGGCTCCGCCACCCCCCGTGATGCGTTTGTTAGTAATATCTACTGCGGAATCGGCCGACCCACCACTACCACCACCGGCAAGTACAAGAAAATCTATATCTTTACCACCTTCCTCTATTGTGAATGATTGATCGGGACAGTCTTCCCCAGGGCTTACAACTCCTCCATCATCTTCACACGTGTACACTAATGCCTTATAGTCACTCCCGATGGTTTTAGTTTCAAGGCCCACGGTAGGGGGAGTAACAATAGTGGATATCGATTTTTCAGTTTTAAATTTGTCAGTCTTGGAAAAAACATTAGTCGTTTCACATAACCCAGATTCGCCAGCTTCGCATGTATTTTCTGGAACGGCCTCGATTTCTTTGAGTGTGATTTTTTCTGCGCATCCAACGTCTCGATAATAATTGTCAAATCCTCCTTCGTAATAATTAATTGGCTTAGATTGCGCTTTGCATTTCTGAAAATTTATCGGAAACTTGGATAAATCCAAACTGTCCGCTGCGCATTTGTATTTCAAGCCGTCGGCGCGTTCCTCGTAGAAATTCGAACAATCTAGCACGTCGTCCGACAGAAAACTAGAAAGGTTGTCGCAGGTCCAATAATGGTCGGCATCCCAATCCGACGACGCAGATGCAAAGACGTCTTTCACGCTCGTGCAGCCCCTCAAGGCGTCGTGACCAGCGCCGATTCCGCAAATATTTTTTGCGACTTGTTCCGTAAGATTGTTAGTAGCAAGCTTGTCGCTAGATCGCACATCATCTGTCACTAAATCGTTTCCCTTAGCGTTTAATTTATTAAAAATTGAATATGAAAAACCCATAATTTGCTTGGTGTCTTTATTTTTTTCGCACTGGTGGCCCTCTCCTTTCTCTGTTTCGTCGTCGTTGCACGCAGTGTCAAAATTTTCCGTAAATTTAGTATTAAGGTCGTCCCAGAAAATTGGATTGTCATCATGATTATCGTCGTAATTTGCAAAAAGCACACATTGCGGAATTTCATCTGGTTCGGTTATATCTAACAACCAGGCCGCGCATTCGTCTGGATTTTCTTCAGTGTTTTTTAAATAACACGTCTTGGCGCAATATTCTTCGTATTTGCCCGTGTCTTTGTGCGGATTGAATTGTTTTGTGAATTCAGTCATCTTACCGTCGTCAACTACAGTAATTGAACTGTTTGAGGAAGCCAAGTCCCACGTGCATGGCACACCATCACTACAATCGTCATTTGCAGAGCACTTAATTTTGCCCCAGTCCTGGCTATGAAAACATTTTTTTTCGGCCGATGGTAATATAAACTTGGACTTGTCAATTTTTTCAAAATCTATGAATCCACTATAACCCCTGTTGTAGCTGACGTATCCGCCGACGTCTATTGGTGTCTTCGGGGCGTCGGAACGATTATGAAATGTATCTTCATAGCAGAAAGTGTCCAAAACACTCGTAAAATCGAAACTGCTAAATTTTGAAAACGCTTCAACTCGGCGGTCGACTGCCGAAGTGACCACGCGGTACATG